TCTTAACATGTTCAGTGAGATAGCCTTCTTTGTAAAGATTTTCTACTGTTGGTGGAGTATCTACATTCTTATCAATCATAAAAGGTTATATCGCTTTAATTTATTTCAAATTTCAAAATACGTTGTAATAATCAAAGTTTTATATCATGGCTTATTAAAACCACTTACACAAAACACAATATTTAAAATTCATTTTTTGACGAATTTTTGACGACAATAAAAAAGAGGGTAGCAATTACGCTACCCTCAATTTGTTTATCTAGTTCTACTCACAAACCATACCCCAACTGTCAACTAACAGTTGATTGTTGCAAGCCGTGCAACTCGGAGATAGATTAGATCACCATGCCTTTACTGTATAAAGTACACTACCACCTTTGAATTGTGTTCCCTCAAAATGCCCTAACATTTCAACTCTACCAACTTGATAACCAATCGTTTCATACATCTTTTTATCAATCACAGTAACACCAGCTTTTATTTTGTGTTCTTTGTTTAGATTAATCTTATATACATCTACCTTTTGTTCATCTGTGTTAGCTACTACTGCGGTTCTATCAGATTTTTCTGTAGCTGCTTTAGGTAAATTAGGGTTGCTATGTACAATATCCTGTTTCACCTTTTCTGCAGCAACTTCAACTGTAGGTGCTTGTGTGTAATAAGTCGCTACTGGTTGAGTTCTTTCCTTAATGGAAATAACTTCTTGTGCTTGTTTCTCTGTAACATGAATTGACTTTGATAATTCTATAGGAGATTTAGCTTGTTGTTGTGTAATTACAACAGGCTTTTCTAATTGCTTATGTGTGTAATGATATATCACCACACCCACAATAGCTACAAAAACGCATAGGGTAATCGCTACGGCTATTTTGTAGTGTTCCTTGGTAGTTTGTACCAACTTAGTAATTAACATGGCTTACACCTCATTTAATTAAATTTAGTCTAAATCGTTCCATCGTGCATCATAACCACGTACATCTACATGCACAAAATCTTGGTAGTAATAACTGCCAATGCCAACACCCTCACCCAATACTTCGTTTGCACACTCTTCCGCCACGGATGCTAAATAATCTACATCAATTCCATCGTAGGTAATATCTGCTGCCGTACCCAAAACGTGTTGAGAGTTAGATACACCACCTACTTCTGCGTTATGGGTAGGGCAACGATAACCACTCAAAATATATACAGGAACACCCAATCTTTCACGAATAGCATCTAGCAAATCTACCAAGCGCTTATCGATAACATGATCTAAACAAGGTGTACCATCTTGATTAAAACCATGATTACCACATTTACAAGCAAATTCACTTTCATTAAAATATTTACCACATTTCATACGGAATACCCCCTTAATCAAAAAGGGCGCTATTTCTAGCACCCTAAATCTTCCTTTTTTGTTTCTTGTTCTTTCATATATTGGGAACGCTTAACACCCCCAGTAGCACCAATATAACCACCTAATACACCAACTATTACACTTGCCAAATCTTTCTGTTCAAGATAAATAGTCATAATTAGTGCGGTTGCTAGTGCCACTAATGTTATAGTATCTTCATAATGAATTTTCATTTAATCGCATCCTTTATTGATTTAACGAACGCTATCAACTCTTTAACCAATTTCATCGCACGTTGAAACCATGCACTTTCTACAAATTCTAGTTCAATCATATTCTCCACAATAGATGCTAATTCAACCATGATAGGTACTAGGTACAACAATGTAGATAAGAACACGTCAATGCGACCTAACATAGGAATATCCACATCCGGCAATGTTAATAGGATGAATGATAAGAGGAATAACCAAGGATAAGACTTAACTAATTTCTTAGTCATATCTGCTCGTAGTTTTCCACTTACTAAAAATCTACGTTGCTTACCATTTACTTCAACACTCGCCCATCCTCGCCATATAATCGCAAGGAACATATTCTTAATGGTTAATTCTCTCTTGGTCGCTAAATTAAAATTGCGTGCCTCAACTAAGACACGCAAGAATGTATCAACAAATACCAATACAACACTTGTAAATATGGCTAGTGAAATTCGCACCGCCTCTGCTACGTTAAACCCCTCAACCATGAAAGGTGCTAATACAACCTCAATCATTCTTACTCCCCAATTCGTTCTATCTGGATGCTCAAATTACTATCCTTTGTCATCATTTCTCTTCTCCATCCGTCAATATTGAATGTAGCCTTTGATATAAGACCAGTAGAAACAGATACATTGACTTCAATGTCTTTTGACTCAGTTATTGTAAATTCGTTGCTATCTCCAGAAATAGCATATACAGCCGCCCTATATCTCCCTTTGGGTAAGTACACAAACATTTTTTCAGTCCCTCTCACATCGGTTGGGTACTTCGACCACCCCCATGGTTTAAAGGAAATTGGACTTGTTTGTATATAGTTTTTATTACCATTGGATGTGCGTTGCACTACAAATGCGGTCTTTGTATCGCCCAATCGTGCATAATATTTTTTACCACCAATCACAAAGGTTAATCGTCTATCACCAACATCACGCACATTATCGGTCAGTCCAAATGTTAATGTATCATTTCCTTTCTTAACTTTCAGATTAGGCATTATTCAACATACACCTCGTTTCCACCAGTAGCACTCCACAATTTCAATCGACTATTTAATGATGTTTGTACTCTCCCCCAAGATTTCCATTTATCAGCCATAAACATTCTGTGGTATGTTTCACCATTGAACGCATGGAAAGTTTGGTCTATCATCTTACCTTTGCCAAAATTCATTACAATAAGCATCCCTTGTTTGTGGCTACGTGGTGGATTATTAGCACCGCCATCAAAGTTGATTTCGATTGCTCCTTGTTCTGTGAACGTGTTCCAATCTGTCGCTGCATCAACTTTAGAGTATGGAAAACCTAACTGGTCTACTTCTGTTTTCTTAACAAAGTTATCGTCTACATCCTTTTTCTTATAAATAGCCGTTCCGTAATGTTTGGTGGTAAGTACTGTGAAACTATCTGTACCATCATAGTGTTTAAATTCCTTGCCTTTAACAAACGTATTAACGGAGTTATCGCCAAGTTCTACGTTACCGCTAGTAGATACTTTAGCCATGCCAACACCATGTCCGTCAGGTTTATAACCCTCGATTAAGGTATTATTAGCCATTTTAAGTGCGCCGTTTAATGTACCACCTGTTAGTTTGAGATAATCAAGCGTTGCCAATCGTGCGGTATTGATAGAGTTTTGATAATCCTTATTTGGATCACCAACATAAATATCAACTTGGTGTCGCTTATTTGGTTTTTCTGTTAATACCGCAAAATAGAATTTGCCGTTGTAATAAGCTATATCTTCGATTTCAGTAGTTCTATTGATTTCAATAATCTGTTTAACTGTACCAAATGGTGTACATTCTACTAAACTACCAAGCGTTGCACTCATGATGCAGCCATTCAACATGAAAGCACCATTGTTATTGAAATCATCATATTCATAATCGACTTGGTAAGTTTTTAATTTCTTAAAATCATCATTGTATAAGTTGATTTCACGCAAGCGTTGTTGACCGCTAATAGGTACGATACTAACATAAGTTCGTGTGATTGGGTCATATCCAATATTAAATACACGTTCATTCAATGTGATAGTACGTTCATATTGCATTGTGTCCGCATTAAGTACTGTTAGGTTGTTACCATTCTTCAAGCCGTTTGCAAGATAAATCTTGTTGGTGTATTTGTTGTAGCACATGGTGTTACAATGCCCCATCTTATCAGGGTCATTAAACTTATATGTACCTACAATCTCAAACGTGGATGAATTGAGTTCATAGAATATTTGGTTGTTACCATCACCGCTAATACAAGCTAACACAAACACATTCTTTTTATCGTTGTAGGTGAACCCCTGACATTGGTTTACCTCATCGCCATATTGAATGTTTTTCACAAAGGCAATATTTGATGCACCTTTAAGCATCGGTGTTTCGGTAGGATAGAATGGTTTTACATTGTTGTATGTACCCATAT